CCAATCTGGCGGCAGCGTGACGTCCTTATCCCCTGTCAACATTTCTGGCGGCTGTCCAAACTTAGCAGGCAGACCAAATTTTGCTTCGCGGAGCCTATCACGGCTAACCCCCACTGAGAACCCTAGCGTCTGCTCACACCTGACTGTGAGGCGTGATACCTTCTTAGACTTACTCTGCACTGTCTCGGCGCTTGCAGAGCCTGCGTCTAGTCGCAACGTCTCTATTTCGGATGTAAAGGGAAAACCAACGTGTACGCGGCTAGCCGCCGTTGGAAGTGTAACGACGCCGTTAGTGACAGTTAAATCCTTAACAACGTATCCGTTTGCCAAAGCGACAACCTTCTCGCCCTCAAGGTGCCAAAGAAACGGGACGGTGGTCTGTGCCTTGCGTACAGTGCCCCCAGAGTAGTACGCGCTGAAACCGCTACCGTTATAGTCTGCGCCCTCATTCTGAAGTTCAAAAGTGTTAGTCGCCACATTGGCTACCGTAAACCCTGTCCCATTAAAGTCTTCAGATAATTTATACCCTTGCGTTGTCGTTGCGTCGTACTCATACACCCCTGATATATCAACAACGTCGCCGTTGCTAAAACCGTGACTTGCTGATGTTATAACTACAGGGTTAGCGGCGGTGGCCCCTGTGATAGTTTTAGGGCTATCCAAACTCGTGCCGCTATCAACAAAAAACCAATCCTGTACGTCCGTAAATTCGCGCTCTGCCATGCGCTCCACGTATTTTACAGTTCTGCCGCCAACCTTGCGCTCAACGATAAAATACACTGCGTCGTCGTCTTCTTCTCGGACAGAGGCTACAGACTTAAAGTCTCCCTTAGTGGAGTGCTTGCTCCAGCCAAAAATTTCCTGCTCACGCAAATAAGTTTGCTGGACGCACCAGCCGTCGTCTCGTACGCACCACAAAGATGAAAACGGAGCAGAGGCAAAGTCCCAATCTACTACTGTGTTAAAGTCAAAAAGGTGGCGGGCTAAAATAGATATGTCGTTACCCGCATAAGCGTCCGTCTCAAACTTATACCCCAAGTCGCGTACGTGCTGACCGTGACACATAAAGATTGCAATGTCGCCAGCCACAATAGGCTTTAGCGTTGTAGCGCCGTAGTATGACTGGGGTTTTACCTGTATTGTTGACGGGGTTATACGATCATCCACACCCGTAACTTGCCACTCTCCTCCAGAAGTTAGTACTAAAAGATCGGACAGGGGCACAAAATGGCGTATCTCGTTAACCTGTAACGCTGCTATCGTTGCCGTTATTGCGTCGTCGTCCTTTGTCGGGCTGGAAACTGCGTGGTTTGTAAAGTTAGCGGTTTGGCTAAAAAACAGCCGCTGCTTGTTCTCGTTGGTATTACCGAATAGACGACGCTGCTGGAAGAAGCCCCCTGTGCTAGGAAAATTGTTGGTGGACTTAAAAGGGTTACGCGTTTTTGGAGGCGTATCGCTCAGGTCTGGGTCTAGATTGTCGTCGGTAAACGTAGTTTCCTCGGTTTTACCAATAAAACCGTATATGCCGTTTTTTTCTTTGTATATCGTATAGCTCTCTGCGCCGCTGGCGGCGTTCCATGTTATCGTATTATCTGCTGTAGCGGCTCCGTTAGCTATTTCGTCGTAGGCGATAAGTACGTTTCCGCCTGACGTGTACGTTGTAAAATTAGTGGAGTTAATATCGTTACCTGCTGTGTCGGTAAGCGTTATCGTATGGGTTGTAATAGCGCGGGCTTTAAACCTGTCGCCATTTAACTCTGTCATGCCCCCCACACCTGATATGTGTATTTCGTCTCCGTTGCTCACCCCGTGGCTGGAGGCAGTTACGACACAGGGGTTTGCTTTAGTGATAGCGGATATGGAAAAAGACGATCCAGTTCCGCGCAGGCTTTCTTCGGCGTTATCTCGGTTCACTGCTGTGACAACGTACGACGCGTTCTCAGAGCCGGTTGTGTTAGGAGACACTGATATATTAGTTGGAAACGTCTGCTTGGGCTGGAACACAATTTTCTCTAGCGTCCACGCGTCATTTGCAGTCCGGGTAAGCTCTCTGGGTTCGTGAGATGGATGGACTAAGGTCATCACGTCCGCAGACTGAAAATAGTCTAACTCAAAAATTTCAGCCGTGGTGTAAGGTGTAGCAACCTCAAAAATAACGGACGCCGTGCCCCCAGAGGTGTAAGTAGTAAAATTAGTAGTATTGATGGCCGTCCCGCCCTTGTCCTGTAACGTAAAGGTGTTGGTTGTGGAGTTAGCAACCAAAAGTTGTCGCCCGTTTAACTCCTCCATACCTCCGACAGACGAAACAAAAACTTCTGTTCCGTTAGACAGACCGTGACTATTAGAAGTAACTACGCCGGGGTTTGCTTTTGTAACAGCCGTGATGGTTTTAATTTGACTAGTATCTACGACTAGGCCGCCGTCTACTATAACTCTGATATATTGATTGCCTATTTCTAGGCAATACGTTTCGTCGGTGTTAAACTCAAACGGAATTATTCTGGTCGATAAATCACTGCTTTTTACTTCGCAAACAAACTTAGTCCCGGCTCGGTTGCTAACGCCGCCAGACGTCCTGACAAACATATTTGTGCAAGTAGACAGGCTGGTCTTGTACTTGTTTATATCAACGCGTGCGCCTACCGCGTCCGATATTTCCCCTCCCGCAAACGAAGGCTGTATAAGTTTAGTCATTAAGCCCTCGCGTCAATCCACGACGCTTCTGGTGCGTCTCTATTTCTACCCTCACTGCTGTCGGTGTCCGCAGCGTGGCTTACAATTCTAAGAACCTCTTGGTCTAAGGCGCTCTTAATATCGAGGCTACCTGTCAGTGACATAGCAACCCTAGCCGCCAGCAGAAAGCTAAAGGCCATCGTAAACTCTGGGTCAAAGCGCGTAGTGTCTGTAACGCGAGAAGTATAAAAGAACTCGGCGTCATCTTGGTCAGTCAAAAGCACTTTGGTGTCGTCCTGCAACAACGCCACCTCAAAGTCAATGGGCTCTACGTCAATGCCAAGCGGATTAGTTATGCCGCGTATTTTGACAGCGTCGGGTGGGTACTGGTACGCAAAGTCCCAGAGCCCCGGTACGGTTATACCCGACAAAGTTGACGGACTTATATATTTTTTAGCAAAACGCCAAGGGTAGCGGCGGAGCATTTCGTCTCTGGTGTCGTCAAACACCAAATTTATCTGCTCCGCCTCGGTGGATTCCTCCGTCAGGTCCGAAATATCGTACCTGTCTCCAATGTGCTGAAGCGCAAGTTTTGCTATTTGAACCTGACTAGCCATAGGTTACTCCTTTGCCCTCTTAGTAGGCGCGGGCTTGTCTTCACTTTCGTGAACTACAACCCCCAGAGTTGGGATTTTAAAGTCTGCGGGCAGTTCGTATGTCTCGCCTTTTTCAAACATACTGTAGCCTTCCACCCCAGAATAATAATTCTCTCGAAACTCTACTGTCTTCGTTCTTGCCATCAAACTCTCCTCCAAGAGTGGGGCGGGCAACGCGCCCGCCCCTTAAAGCACCCTTAGTTAGTGGCGTCCGGGTAAGACTTCCAACCCTTCGGATCGAGGGTCAGGAATGCGTTAATCTTACCGGCAGTCAACGCGGCTGTGCCTGTCGTTGTCTGGATACCGAGGAAGCGTTCGTAAGGAACGTCCGCACCAATCGGAACCGGAACAACAAGCTCATAGCCCGCAACAAGCGAGGCTTTGCCGATTGCGCCAGAAGCATAGTGCACACTGGCGGAACCGTCTGTAGCAATAGCCGCTGCCGCGTCAGAGACGAGTTTAAACTCGACCGTAGCGGAGCCACCCGAAGTTACAGCAGTGTCTACTTGAATAACCAAATAGACCGGCTGTCCGTTACCGAGTTCTACCGGATTGGTGGGGGCAGAACCCAAATCGATAACGTCACCGATAAGATCGGTGTCCGTACCGGAAGTGTCTAACGCAGTCGCGTCAGCAAACTCCAAAAGTTCGTCCATAATCATATGCGTTACTCCTTCGATCTGGACTGTTGAACCAAACTAGCTGATCGTCGCTTCGTTAGTCTTCAGCGCGTCAACTCGGCGGATTGGGTAGCCACCCCACGAGGTCTGCATCGTGCCCCCAACCATATCCATAGACAGGGTTGAGTTCTTGACACCGTCAGATGTCTGACGACGCAACATCGACAACATCGACTTGTCCATGTACCAAACGCACCGTCCGATAGAAGTATTCGGTATTTCGGTTACAGCTTGGTGCATCAGGTCGTTCAGATCGGCAGAGCTTCCCGAAATATCGGCTGCCAAGTCGGAACGGTCGATGTTGGCAATGCGGACAACATAACGCCAGTCGCGGACAGAGAGCCCGACATCCCAGCGATAGTGCGTCCGATACGCCTGCATGAGGCCGGAAGTGGAGCCCGCCGCATCCTGCACAGTAACTTCGCCAAGGTCACGCTGCTGAACGCCAGCTTTTGAGCCTTTGGGGATGATGCCGTGGCAAGTGTTTGGCGACCAACAAATCAGCCAGATACTGCCGTTGTCGCTTCCGCTGCCGCCGCCAGCAATGATGTTGTCACCATTCTCTGCGGACAGGCTGTTGAAGCGAGGTGCAAAGCCAGTGAACTCTTCCGGGGCGGTTGACTCGTCGCCATAGAACAGTTTCGTGGCTAGGGTTTGGTTCATGCCCTCAATGTGAGGACGATCTTCTTGGAGACGGAAGGCAGCCGGGTTACCAGCCATATCCACAAGCGCCTTATCGACCTGTGAATAGT